CCAAGCAGTACTAGGATTTGTCCTTATCAAGACATTGCTAAATGTAAAGACGCTTGTCTAAATACTTCTGGTCGTGGTGGTATCTTCAAGAAAGGTGAAACTACCAATGTAATACAAGAAGCTCGTAAGCGTAGAACTAATATGTTCTTGGACACTCCTGATTTATTTATGGAACAGTTGTACACAGAGATTCTAAAGTTTGAGAACAAGTGCAAACGAGAAGGTAAACAACCTTGTGTCAGACTTAATGGCACTTCAGATATTCAATGGGAACATTACGAACTCGAAGGTGTCAATGTGTTTGATACTTTTCCAGAAATACAGTTTTATGACTATACTAAAATCCCTACAAGGAAAGTTAGTCACATAAAGAATTATCACTTAACTTGGTCGTACTCAGAAGCTAATGAAAAATATGCTTCTTGGTTTGACAAAGTGAGTTATAATATCGCTGTCGTGTTTAGTCACGCATTGCCGATGTGGTATAAAAATCGCAGGGTAATAGATGGAGACGAATACGACATGCGATTTCTTGATGAGCCAAACGTAGTAGTAGGCTTGTCAGCAAAAGGTAAAGCTAAGAAGGATACTTCTGGCTTTGTAATATCAATTAACTAAACTATGAGGAAACTTATGATAAACTTTTTTAAACAATTATTTTCTGCTAACCCAGATGTCAAGGAAGATTTTAATCTTACTTATTTAGATTCTAGGCTAGAGGAAACAACTCTTAGAATTGATGATACTGAATTTAGAATAGAGGAACTAGAAGGTCAAGACTTCTACGACCTTGAATCTAGGGTAGAATATTTAGAGGATAAAGACTTCGATGACCTTGAATACAGAGTAGAAAACTTAGAAGGTCAGGACTTTTACAGTCTTGAGGAAAAAGTAGAAAACCTAGAAGAGACTATTCAACAACTATTAGAAAAGGAGGAAGCGTGAGCCACGAAGCTAATGACATGATGGCAGATACTATCAGAGATGAAGTAGCTGACGTTTGGATGTTGCCTAATAGACCAGACTTAGAAGACGATTGTGTTGAGTACATTTATAATTACTACATTGACTCTGAGCAAGGGGTAAGTTCTGGGCATATTCCAACAATGGTGATAGAGTTTCTATCTAAACTTTGTAGTGACGCAATCTCGTCACAAGATATAAAATACATGGAGAAAAAATAATATGATTGAAGAAAAAACTAAAAACAAAAAAGTTAAAGAAGAGTTTAAAAAGAATCTTGAAAAGAAGATTGAAAAAGAACTTGGTAAAGAAATGTTAAAGAAAGTAACAATTTTAACTTGAGGAGTAGTATGTATGAACCAAGAGTAACTGTTGGCAGTATCCCTTATGATGAGGAGATACTGTGCGACATATGTAGAGAAAAGAAAGCTACACTAAGGCATAGTAATATCTTTAGTTGTGATGAGTGTTTAACTCGTGTCTAAGCATAAAGTATATATTGGTAATGTTCTCGTAGGAGAAATAGAAGACCAGACTAAAGAAGAAATAATAGAAGTTCTTTTAGATAACTCTAAAAAGTTTGTTGAAGATATGTTAAGTGAAGGAGTAATTTATATTGAATAACAGAAAAGTAAAACAGCTAAAAACTAGAATAAGAAAAATACAATTTCAATGGTTGAAGACTTTGCTTCCAGAAGAGAATGCAAAAGAATTAACTATGGATAAGGTTGAGTCTATGTTGCCCGACCAAACACATGTACGCAGTATCGCCAGAACTAATCTGTCTTTTATGACAGATAGATGGGTTTTAAAAATGTTGAAGCGATATCCAGATGTACATACTTACAAAGAATTACAGGAGAAAATAAATAATGTTTGAATTTATATGTGAGGTTGTCATTGATGATAGCCAAGAAGAAATAAAAACCTATGCAGAAAATGTTTATGAATGCATAGATAACTTAGCGTGTATGCCTAGCGTAAATCATGTTATGACTATTACTAGGGTTGAGCCAGAACACAAGTGGAGCTTTGCCGGTGATATACAAAAGCTAAGAAGCATAAGAGATAAAATAACAGACCAAGAACTAGTACAACAATTATTACAGGGGTTAAACATTGGCGACTAAAAAAGAAGTACAATTAATTAATCATGTTAAGAAAAGCACATCTCAGGGTAGAGGTGGTAGAGGTAGAAGAGTTAAGCTATCTACTAAGCACATGAACAAACACAGAAGAAAAAGTTACAAAGCATATCGAGGACAAGGTAGATGAATGTAGAACTAGCTTTAGTAAAAGACAAGAACAACGACAACCATTATGTTTATGGTAAGTATGAAGAGGTAGAGAGTTACGCTAAGTCTGTTGAGGGCTATGTGTTCCAGTACCTTAATCATGTTAATCCATCAACAGTTCAGGCTAACTTTAATTATGTTGGTAACGGACATGACCCTTATCAAAAAAGTAGAGGGTTTAGTTACGAGCTACAAAAAGTTATTGCAATTGAAAAATGGTAGTGGTAAACTTATTTGAAATGGAAAGAAGATATGGTAAACCGAGCAATCAAGTCACGAAGCCCTCTATCTCCATTCAAAAGATTTGGTTTGGTATAACCAAGGCTTTGAGAGTGGTCTGCTCAAAACTCTCACAAACATTAATAAGCTTAAATGGAGGTAAATCACTATGGCTATATTAAATGGAATCGCCAAATGGGCGAGTATAACGACTCCTAACACAAAGTTTGAGCCAGTCTATACAGTTGACTTAATAGTTGACCAAGAGATTGCTGATGACTTTGCTGCTAGAGGTCATAAAGTAAAGCAACATGACGAAGGTCCTGCTTTAGTAATTAAGAGAAAGGTGAATGGTCCTAATGGTATGACCAGACCTGCACCTAGACTTTTAAATGCTGACAAGCAAGAGATTAATGTTGCTGTTGGTAATGGCTCTAAAGTTAGAGTTCAGTTTAATGAGTATAGTGGCGAGGGTAAGTATGGTCCTTATCAAGGGCTTGACCTACAAGCTGTACAAGTTACTGATTTAGTAGAATATAAATCTGCTGATGGCGAAGAGTTATTATCTGATGGTGAGGAGTTTTAAATGATTATCACTGTCAAAAAGGACAATGGCGAAGTAGTCTACGATGTTAACAAAGTTAATGATGAAAGCAAACAGAACGAAGCTAGAGTCATTATAACTAAAGTTGGCAGTTTAGATACCGTCATTGAAGCTTTAAGCTTTGCGTCTGCTACCCATAGAGCTAATTTAGAAAAGTTGCTCGAGGATAGTCCAGAAGCAAAAGTTGAGGCTGAGATGGAGTCTGAAACTAAAACAATAGAAGAAGACTCTACCTCATAATTTAGTTAAATTTAGCTAGGCTAGGTTTTTCCTCTTAAATTAACTAGTCTAGCTATCTATTTGGAGATAGAATGGAAAACAATAAATTTGTAAAGCATAGATTACCATGTCCGAAATGTGGAGGTTCAGACCCAGTATCTATGAATAAAGATGGCTCTGCATATTGCTTTAGTTGTTCAACTTATATGCGTAGCTACGAAGATGAAAGTGAGGGCACAATAGTGGAAACAACACCAAAGGCAAATAATACTTTTTTAGATTCTTACACAGGCATATATTCAGCTCTGACTGATAGAGGTATATCAGAAGAGACTGCTAAGAAGTTTGGAGTAAGAGTAGTCAAGGATACACGAGGCAATATTACTCAACACATTTATCCTTATTACAATGGTACTGAGATTGTCTGTACCAAAACTAGATTTACCAATACCAAAAACTTTGGAGTCAATGGTGGCTACGAAGGCACTGGATTATTTGGTGAGCAACTGTATCGAAATACTGGCGGTAAGTATTTAACAATAACCGAAGGCGAGTGTGACGCTATGGCAGTTGATGAAATGTTTCAAGGTAAATGGGCAGTTGTCTCTGTTAAGAGAGGAGCTGCAGGAGCAGTAAAAGATATACGAGAAAGCATAGAGTTTGTTGAATCTTTTGAAAGTGTTGTGCTTTGTTTTGATAATGATAAGGCAGGTCGTGAAGCTACTAAAAATGTAGCAAGAATACTAAAACCCGGAAAGGTAAAAATTATGACTTTACCTAATGGTTATAAAGACGCTAATGACATGCACAATCAAAAGAAGTTTAGTGAGTTTACTAAATCTTGGTGGGATGCTAAGACTTATACTCCCTCAGGTATCATGGAACTATCTGGACAAAAAACAGATTGGTTACATAGAGAGGTAAAAGAAAGTATTGCTTATCCTTGGGAAGGATTGAACAAGAAACTATATGGATTAAGACAGGGAGAACTGATAACCTTAACTGGTGGTACAGGTCTTGGTAAGTCATCTGTCACTAGAGAGCTAGAGCACTGGTTAATTAAAACTACCAAAGACAATGTAGGTATTATTGCTCTTGAAGAAAACTGGCTTAGGACAGCAGATGGTCTAATATCTATTGAGGCAAACGATAGACTATACCTAAATGAAAAGCGTCAGCAATATACAGAAGAAGACTTGAATGCTTTGTTTGACAAAGTGATTGAGAAGAACAGGGTGTTTATTCATTCACATTTAGGTGCTACAGATATTGATGAGATATTTGCAAAGTTACGATACATGATTGTAGGTTGCGAATGTAAGTGGGTAATAGTTGACCACTTGCACATGCTTGTCAATGTCTTAACCGAAGGTGATGAACGTAGAGGTATTGATACTTTAATGAATAGATTAAGAAGCTTGGTAGAAGAAACAAATGTTGGTATGATATTAGTATCACATTTACGTAGAGCTACAGGTGACCGAGGACATGAGAAAGGAGTCGCAGTGTCTTTGAGTCACCTAAAAGGTTCTCAAGGTATTGCACAGTTATCTGATTGCGTCATAGCTTTGGAAAGAAACCAACAAGCTACTGACCCTAAAGAAGCTAACACAACTAAAGTAAGAGTGTTAAAGTCTAGGTATACTGGAGACACTGGATTAGCTTGTGCACTTGAGTATGATAATGACACTGGTAGATTGCATGAAGTAACCACCGAAGATACCTTTGATAACGAAGAGGAAAGCTATGACCTCCCATTCTAAACAAGTTGTATTTGATATTGAAGCTGATGGTCTTACACCAACAAAGATATGGTGTATTGTTGCTAAAGATTTAAATGAATCTAGTCCAAGAACTTTTGGACCAGACCAACTAGAAGAAGGTATAGAATATTTACAGTCAGTCGATACTCTAATTGGTCACAATATTTTAGGTTATGACATACCTGTTATTGAGAAGCTACACAATGTTACATTACATGCTGATGTTATTGATACTTTAGTTTTATCAAGACTCTATCAGCCAGTAAGAGAAAATGGACACAGTTTAAAAACTTGGGGCTATCGAGTTAAATCACCTAAACAAGAACAACCTGATGATTTTGATAACTACACTCCACAAATGCTTGAGTATTGCACACAAGATGTACTGTTAAATGAGAAAGTCTACTATGCCTTACAACAAGAAAGTAAAAACTTTTCTCAAGAAAGTGTAGATTTAGAACATCAAGTTGCAGTAATTATGAATGAGCAAGAAAAGAATGGCTTTCTCTTTGATACAGAGAGAGCACTAAATCTTCTTAGCAGTTTAAAATACCGTATGGCAGAAGTAGAAGATGAGGTGCAAGAAACATTCAAACCTAAATGGGTTGACGACAAAATGGTAACTCCTTACGTTAAAAAGGATGGTGAGTTATCTTTACGAGGTTTAACAGACGATGAGTACAATCGATGCATTGAGACTAATAACTTTGAACCATTTATGCGAAAGAAACTTGTTGAGTTTAATTTAGGTAGTCGCAAACAGATTGGCGAATATTTAAAAGACTTTGGTTGGAAGCCAGAAAGATTTACTCCCACAGGTCAACCTATTGTTGACGAAGGAACACTAAAAAAGATAGACCATATACACGAAGCTCGGCTCATTGCCGAGTTTTTATTATTACAGAAACGTATTGCTCAGATATCATCTTGGGTGGATGAGTTACAGGGAGAACGTGTGCATGGTAAAGTTATTCCTAATGGAACTATAACAGGTCGTATGACACACAGAAATCCTAACATGGCACAAGTTCCTAGTATTCATAGTGAGTATGGTAAAGATTGTCGTGCTTGTTGGATAGTTCCTGAGGGATACAATTTACTAGGTATTGATGCGAGTGGGCTAGAACTTAGAATGTTAGCTCACTATATGAACGATGATAATTATATTCAAGAGGTATTACATGGAGATATCCACACAACTAATCAAGAACTTGCAGGACTTGAATCAAGAGATAAGGCAAAGACTTTCATCTATGCCCTCATATACGGAGCAGGAGATGAAAAGCTTGGAAAGGTGGTTGGTTCGGATAGAAAAGCAGGTAAGGAACTTAGAACTCGTTTCCTCACCAACCTTCCTGCACTTGAAACTCTTACGAGAAGAGTTAGAGAAGCGTCAAGAAGAGGATTCTTGAAAGGACTAGATGGTCGTAAGATATACGTTAGAAGTGAACATGCTGCCTTAAATACTTTATTGCAAGGCGGTGGTGCTATAGCCATGAAAAAAGCTATGTGCATATTTTATAATAAAATTAAATTGAATACACTGGATGCGAAGTTTGTAGCTAACATTCATGATGAGTGGCAGTTACAGGTTAAAAGTAATATTGCTGAATATGTTGGGCTATTAGGTGTAGAGTGTATAGAAGAAGCCGGAAGACAATTTAAAATGCGATGTGCATTAACTGGTGAATACAAAGTTGGAGGTGACTGGAGTGAAACCCACTAAAGGTGAAGAGTACAACACAATTATTAATGTTTGCGAACAAGTAGATAATATGTGTGAACAAATAAATACTGTTTGTAAATTAAAATATGGACATACTGATTGGGTTTTTACTGATGACCTTTCAGAACAAGA